GCTGTACTGTATGAATAAGGCTTATAAGCTTGTGCTGTAATACGGAACAATTCACTGTTAACTGCAACTGTTGTATTGACATTGAATGTCCCACGTATCCACAACATTCCTTGGAATTTTGAGACTTGAACATTGATTGGTGTTACATAGCTTTGCACAGTTCCTACGGTTGCTAAGTCTACCCAAGTTGGACTGCTTGAACCTGAACTTGATATCTGATTTTGAAGTTTGCCCAGTGAAGCCAAAACAGTGTCGCTCGCTGAAATCACGCCGCCAGTTGCAGTATTCAAACCAGTAAGCGGAGTTGCGCGTACTCTTGCTTCAGTGAAGTAAAGATTACTCCCCTCTGCAACTGCCGAAGTTGTCGAATTTCCTGCAAGTGCTGTTGTGCTTGTATTCCCTAGAGCTAAAGATGTTTTGTTATTTAACTGCCCTTGAAGCTTACCATGTGCCGTTAAAATACTATCTGTATCAAGAACAGCCGCATTCTGTAAAACCAAGCCTGTTAATACTGTTGATCTGACCCGCGGCTCAGTAAAATAGAGCCTTGTGCCCTCAGTAATATCACTTGTTGTGCTATTGTGCGGATTTCCTTGAGATTGGCTATGATCGTATGCAATCTTTCCTCGATCACCACGATAAGCGGTCTCAGAAGTCTCACCTAAAGCAACACCACCGCTACTTATCACCACATATAGCATCCCACTCCATCGGTAAGTTTTATTCGATATGGTATCTACATAAATCTTTCCCGATTCAGGAACGTAAGGCTGATTATTCAAATCATTAAACGTAGTTGGATTGATGTAAGTACCTTCAAGCACATCATCAACAAAACTTGGTAGTTGTGATGCAGGAACTTTTCCATCAACTAAATCAGCTTTAAGTGACAGAGCTTGATTTACAGACTGAGCATTCGCTTTTAAATCGATCTGATCTTGTAGTAATTCATCTTGTTGATCTACATAAACCTTGTTTGCTTTTGCAGAAACTGCACTTGATAATGACGTAAATTGAGCATCAACATCAGCGCTATTTGCTTTAAGTGCTAATGCAGTATTCACATCATCAGTATTGGCTTTAAGATCAACTTCAGCACTAAGAGTATCAACCTGTTCTTGTACTGCTTGAGCTGATCCGGTTAGGTCAGCTCCAACATCTTCGGCAGACAATATAACTGTTCCAGTCTTGCCATTTACACTATAAACAGTGCCGTAAGGGCTACCGCCATTCGGAAGCGCACGAAACTTTAATAAAAAACGACTCATGTAACCCCCTCTACTACATTGAAGCAATATTTTTCAGAATGACCTTTGTAGATTCCTGAAATTGCTTTAATGTCCATTTCAGCTATTCCCTTTAGCCATCCATCTGTCTGTACCAAAAAATCGATTTCTCCTGGTGACTCACTTTGATCGAGAATTGATAAAGCAACTGGATATTTAATTCCTTTAATAGATACTGAGCTACTGAACTCGATGTCATCAGTAATAATTACTGGATTTCCGTCATCATCTACATAGGTCCATGTGCCAAAGAACGTATCACCAATTGTTATCGTTGGGCGTAGTGCATTCATATAACACCTTTAAATTTGACAATAAAAAACCACCCGAGGGTGGCTTAAGATTTAATATTCATATTGCGGGTGATAGGCAAAATGTAAGACTTCCATCTTCATGTTCCGTAAAAGTTGTGTTGCCAGTTGGATCTTGATAAGAAGCACTTTGGACAGGAATCAATTTAAATCTATGGTTATCTGTATCAATGTTACTAATGTTTACCACATTACCAACTTTATGGGTATTAAATGTTGAGTTAAAGCTATTTTGTAACCACTGAACAATCTCTATCTCTGCTGCATCATAATACTGACCATCTAACTGAATATCCCAAACTCCTGATAATTCAGGGAATGTTATTGATGTAACCGCACCATCACAACTAATTAAAGGTGGGTTTGGAACTGTATTTGAAGATACAACAGGGGTATTTCCATTAATTGACACTTCACCAAAAAATAACGGCGTTCTCAATTGATCAGGAATGTTATTAAAATTCATAACTTTTGCCTCATGTTTTAATAATGTACATAAGTGCTAAATTTCGTGGTCTTGTTTCGCTTGATGTTCTGACTACTCTAGAAGCATCAAAGTCTGCTCCCCATGCTTGACCTGATCCACCACCACCGTCTCCTGTGTATGTTTTATTACCTGCAACAACTCCGAATGCTCCATCTACTTGCAAATTATCAATAAATTGACTATTTCCATCAGAAACATTGTCTGCTTTTAAAGAACCAACAATATTTTGAATCGCATCATCTTGATGACTTCCCATTGTGCGACTTGCATCTATTCCACGACCATGATCCCATCCACGTACAAACTCCCCTCTTAAGTCAGGCAAGTTAAATGTAGTTGAGCCATCACCTGTCCCATAGGTTGTCCCAAACAATGCGAATAAGGCTGAATATGTAGTTCGAGAAATAGCTTGACCTGCCAATTCTAAATAACCTGCTGGCACGACTGGTGCACACCAAAGAACAGTTGTACCCGGTAAAACTAATGTTGAGTTTCCGCCCAAAAATGACTGAATAGCAGTTTCAAGTTGAGTAACTAAAGTTGGAATTTCACCATTATCTAAAACATCTTCCGCTTGATTGTCACAAATAAACTGAGCAATAGCAGTAGATATAATAGAAGCCTGTCGCCAAACTTTGTTTAACTCTTGTGATGAAGCAACACCCAACTGAAAGCCTGACTGACGAGCTGTTAAAGCATCATAGTCAGTTTGACTCATTACATTTGCATCTTCATCAATAGCAAAAGGTAAAAATTGATTAACTGGCATTAGATATTGCTCCATTCACTGGTATCAAAACCAGATATAAAGTTGTTGTCTAGATCAAAACCAAACACCTTGGCTACGGGCTCAACTGGATCTACTACACTGATATAAAACTGTGTATGAGCTGGTTTATAACGCCCCAACAAACATGACAGTGCTTTGTAAACTTGTGATTGTTTAATTGCTTCGATGTCCCCTGCAAACTCAATGAGAGAAGGAGAATTAATATCTAAACGCACTTGCCATGTATGCGCCCAATCTTCAAGCTTTGTGATTAATCCAACTGGCGCCCCTGTGCCCGGTGTTGATGCTGAGAACTCACGAATAGTGATAATTAGCCCAAGTGATGCTGCAATTGATTTGTAGTAATCGACCGTTTGACCACCATCAGCGATTAACTTAGCAACAATGTACTGTCGGTTTTGTTCAATGCTTTCAGGTGCTCCAAAACATGGATCGGGTATTCCAACTGTTGCGTTCCACTCATCAATCAAATCTGTTGTGGTAGATGGAAAAGCCTCTACTAACAATTGAATAGCATCCTCATCCATTTGCTGAAATGACTTTGCAAGCCCCTCAATCAAGCCATGCTGTATCCCGCTATTTTCACGAGACCAGACACGTCCACGAGGGAGAAGATTTTTTAAAGCGCCTGTATATTGAGCAAGAGTAAACTTTGATTCAGCCATACTAGCTCCATGTGATATTACCTAAAACCGCAATTGCACCTGCCCCAACTACAACATCAGCAGTCGGAGATAAAATCGAAAAATCTTCTGTTCCATCAACTTTGTTAATTGCTGCCCAAAGAGAAGCAATCAAAACCTTTTTACCCGGTGCGGAGTTATTTAATAAAGATTGTGCAATTGATACAGTGACTGCTGGTCGATCTGAAAGTTTTACGCCTTGTATGCTCATATCGATTGTTTCAATTGTCGGAGCAAGTAAGTGAACAAGAGCTGTGACTGGTCGCTTTGGAAAAATATAGTCAGCTACTATTAATTGATCGCCTGTTGCTGGTGCTGCACGCTCTTCATCGGTTGCAACTCCATTTGTGCCTTGTGGGATGCCGTATGGATTTGCTGTCGTTGGTTCAACTAGAAAATATACGCCTACAGTTGGAGGTCCATAGATTAACGGCGCACACCATGCTCTTGAGACTATAGATACCTCAGTTGCCCATTCTTCATAGTCATTTTTTGCACCACCTTGAGGTGTGTTTTGATATGCAGAAATAACACGGCTTTTAAGTTCTTCTTGGCTTTCTAAATCAGCACCACCTGTGATCAAACCTGATACACCGTTTGGATTTACACCTGAAATTGATTGGCCAAGAGCAAATTGGGTACCTGATTCACAATTGCCATCTGCACCACTGATACCATCAGGATCTGCAATAGCTTGAATCGTTGCTGTGATAGTTCCAGTGCCAAGTTCTGTACTTAAAACTGTATATTGCTTGCCATCACTACGAATGACCTTTGTACCATCTGGAATTACCGCCGCTGAAACAGCATTAAAAACTACTGGACCTTTGGCTTGTGTAGCAGCTTTTTGATAAACGCTGCGTAATGCGCCCCATGCAGCTAAATACTCATCTGTAGCGGTATAGGGTGTGGCTTGCAGAGCGATATAATCAAGATAACCGTACTGCTGATGATTCATACCTGCTTGCACGGTACCCAAGATATTTAAATTTGAAAATCGTAAAAGTGAGTCCGATTCTGGCAAGCTTGACGTGATATTTTGTAGTGACTGTTGGATTAATTCAGTTAAAGTTTTTCTTTTAAAGGCCATTACCAAAGCTCCTTAGCGATACTGCTGACTACGCTTCCGTCCTGTCGATAAGCAACAACGGTTAGCCTTAATTGATTTGGTTTTACAAAGTTTGCTTGAATATCAAAACGAGCCACCGCATTGTCATCAATCATCCATTGCAGCGCTTCAGTTGCATAATTCACTGCATCTTTCTCAACAAATAACGGTGCTTTTCTTCGATCTAAAAGATATAAACGAGATCCAATCGGATAAGCTTGCCCTGTATCACCCCACCAACCACGGCGGTCATTACTGGTGTTATTGGTTGCATCGGGCAATTCATCATTGATGTCTGCAATACGATCAGTAAACAGGCTAATTAATACTGCTGTTTCAATATCTTTTCCTGATTTAATTGAACCATCTTGAATGGCGTATTCACCTTTACCACCTGCAACATCCCAAACTGTTTGAATATCTGCCATTGAATTTCATCCAATAAAAAGCCCCGCTAATGCAGGGCTAAGATGTTATTTATGATTTAAATCATGGTTGACGTTTGTCCGCTGACTGGATCGTTGTGTTTATGTTCAGCAACAGACTTTTCACCAACTTTAACGTCCACAGCAGTTACAATACCATCCTTAAACCCAACGCCATTAATGGTGAAAGTATCAGAGCTACTAATTGACCCTGTACCATCACCATTTAATTGAATCACTGTGCCGGATTTATCGGTTAAGGTAATTCCGTTCCGACTTAAATAAACTTCTTGCCCTTGATCATCTGAAATACAAACCTCACCTTTTTTTAGATTCTTTTTCCGACTTTTAGGGTGCTGAGTGGCAACAATGACACCAATACTCTTATTACCACCAAAGAACTGAACTAATGCATTGTGGCCATCAGGTGGGCATGAATCAAACCCATACTCTGTATATCGTGGAATATCATCCTTGGTCTCATTAGAGTTAAATTGAACTTGAACAAGCTGAAAGTCACCAGAATCATCAGAAACAACTCCACGACCAACACCAAGCAAGTTTTTAAGACCATGCCACATTTTTTCGATCATTTTTAAACTCCTGCTGCTTTTACAACATCGGTTGGCACGCCTTGGATCGGAATAACTGGTTCAGGTGTAAACGCGCCTATAGGCATAACAAGCAAATCACATCTAGTGCCAGTTTCGTCAATTCGATATGTCACTTCGCCTATGAGCCAATTAGCCCATTTAATTTTCAATCTTGGGATGTTGACTTGGATTTGAGTATTGGGTCTATACAATATTCCACTAATATCTCGCCAATTAGTTACAGTTGCTCTCAACATGTTGCTACGTGCATACCGTCTATTTGCTTCCCATGCAGCCCTTTTTTCAGCAGTCACAAACTGTGCATCACCATCTTCAGGAATAATGTATAGCGGTCTAAACCGAGGCACTGATCTGTCCTCAAAAACACGATAATTAATAGAAGCCCCATTAGATATATCGCTAGTTAGCTGTGCATTTGGCATCACAATAATATAGTCAGAATACCGCTGGTCTATACCCTTAACAAAAGTAGCTGATTCGACATTGAATCCCTGCGCTAATGAACCAACAACAGCATCATTACGCTCACGACTTAATACCAAATCACCATATTGATTTTCATAGTAAAGAAGTTGAGCTACTCGACATACACGCTCAATTACAGCTGCTGCTGTTTCGCCAAGATTAATGTTTTGTACAAAAACAACATCTGTTTTTATTTCTGAAACAACCTTAATATTAAATGCTTCACATAGTGCAGCGGCAATAGCTTTAGCAGTCATGTTTTTAAACTGCATTCCTTTATAAATAGCAGAACAATCAACTAAATCCTGACACTTCCCACGCCCGACAACCTGAATGATGCGTTGATTATCAGATATAATCGAAATAACTCGATCTACATATCCAGTTACTACGACATCATCACCAATAAATACCTGACACTCACTACCCTCTGTCACTTCAACATATTCTAGGTCTGGAACTTTTCCTGACATTTGCAGATCAAAACTATTCGGAATTCGTTCAATTCCTCTTGTAATGCTTAAACGCTCCCAACCTGTAATTTCTAATTGGGTTTGACCGTTATTAGTTTTAAGCTTTACCGTGTCTCTATTCATGATGATAACGCCTTGAAATTTATTGGCATAAAAGCGGGATGAATTGGATTGGCTGATTTAACCAATTCTTTTTCTCGACCACTATCTTGATAAAGTTTTTGCGCCCAAACCAAGCTTGGTAAACTTGCTGAAGCTGTGATTTGCTCAATTTTGGCTAGATCAGCACCACGTCTCATTAAATCTTGAGCTACTGAAATTCTCAGATTCATTAAAGCGTTGTATGTGTCATCTAATCCTTGATCACCTGCAATCTTTAGTTCTTTATCTAAATACTGACAAACAATTGTTCTAGTATTTAAAGCATCATCATAAGAAACGTATGCTCTTTTAGCTGTTGATTCAGCCATACAGATAACCGCTGTACGGCGAATCAGATCATTCAATAAATTAAATCCTGTTGCCTCATCTGTACCCGATGGCATTGAAGGTGAATTAGCAAATGGGAGCATAGCGTTAAGTGCTTGTACAGGATCAGGATTAGACTCAAAAACTGAACTAACTGTATCTGATATGCCATTCACGATCTTTTCAATATCCATGTCATCTAAGGCGTTTGATAGTTGATCAACTTTATTAATGACATTTACACGATTTGCAGAACCCAAGCCTATCAGCTGCTGAACCGTTTTATTGGTTTTTAGATCATTTGGAATTGCAGATCCAATGAAGCGACCAATTTCACCGGGTAACCCAGTAATCATTGAAAATAGACTTGTTGCGGTTGAAATAACTTGTCGAACTGTTGTTGTGAATCGATTTACAACGCTTAAAATCCCAGCTCGAACACTTCTAACTGCGCCTTTAATCATCATTAGTGTTTCTAATAATGTTGTTTTTCTTGCAACAGCACTTAATGCGATTGTTTGAGCTTGAGTATTCGACACAACCATTGCCGTAGGTTTTACTTTATTTTCTAAAAGCGTAAATCTTAATGCTGCAACTCGACCTTGTTGATCCTGTTCAATCTCTAAGTTGAGTAAACACATTTTTGGACGCGCACCTAAAGTGGGATGAATAAATTCACCATCACCCCATTGCATAGCCGCCTTTTCAAATTCCTCTAACTGCTGTTTGAGTGTACCTTTTCCACCATAAGCACCTCCACCATCAACAATAAAGCCCATTACATGAAAAGCTTTACCCTTAGCACCAAGATCTTCAGCATAAATGCCATCTACATAAGGATATTCATGTACTGCAATTTTACGACCAAGAGATAACGCTATAGATGAAACACCAAATGGTAAATTACGCCATTTTGCAGGCTGTAAGTCTTTAAAAAATGGTGTTTTAAGTAAATCAATTTTTGTTGATGGGATAATCTCTTTAGCTTCAAACATGGCTTTTGATCTCTTATTAAAATGAGAATTGGAATTAAAAAAGCCACCCTTAGGTGGCATGGATTAATTTTATTCAAACAAGCATGGCTGTATTTGACGATCAACATTAGCAATTGCTGTAGTTAAACAGTCTCGCTGCTTTTTCCAAGTTGCTAATCCTTTTCCGCATGCACTAGCTATTTCTTTTTCACATTCCAATTTTGCATTTAGTGCTTCACGTTGTTGCATAAGAGCGAAGTAATCTGTTTGTAGTAAAGTTCGTGCTTCAAAAAATGCTTTAACAAGTGTCTTTTTAAACTCGATAATTCTTGGGCTGTTACGCATTAAAGTCATAAGAAAATATGCTTGTTGCTCATTTATCACAGCATATTTTCTAAACTGCTCACCACCATTTGTTGCAAAGGGTTGGATTTCAAATCTTACCCTTCCAAATTCTTGAAAGTCTGGTAAATAAGTTCTTACAAGTTTAATTACACTAGCATGCTGTATTCCCAGCCCTAGCGCGATTTGCAATGTTGTCGTTGTAGGTTCGCCTTTTTGAACTTCAACCAATGTAATAACAGGATTAAATGTCGCATTCATAGATTTACTCCTTAGAGTTGGATTGAGCCTAAGTGCAGAATGCAAATAAAACACTCAGGCATAAAAAAACCTGCCACAAGGACAGGTTTGGTTAAAATGTATTACGATTTATTGGGTAAATTAGGGGTAATAAAAAACCGACCATAAGGTCGGCTGTAAAAAGATTAAATGTGTTTTAATTTAAACCCAACGATTAAACTCGCTGTGATCAATACCACATGGTTTGCGTTCAACAAGATCCAAACAATCACCTTGAAAAACCATAGGCAACTGTTTCTGTAAAGCTGTATTAAACTCCAATGTCGATTCTTTCATTTCATCAAGCAATTTAGTCAATAATGATTGAGCATCTTCACGATCCCGAAGTAAACGTTTGATTAACGCTTCTTCACAGACATAGCGGGCTTTTAGATACGGCTCAATAATACTGAGAATGCGATTAAACTCTTGTGCCAATACAGGCAAATGCTCAACCTCAAACTTAGCAGGACTTGGGACACCAGTCACATTGCGAAGTGAATACCAGATAGCACTACTAACAGATTGCTTTTGATCTAAATGACCTGCACAGCACCAAATCAAGCGTTTAATATTAAGCATGTCGTTGTTATTAATGTAGTTGCGTTTTTCTATTGGTTTAGGTGCTTCGTACTTTCCTGTTTTGCGTAATGCAGGTAAAACTTCTGATGTAACCCAGCGCTTAACAAGTTTTGCCTGCTCTGTCTCACTACCAAGCACTAAAGCCCACATTCCCGCTTCTTTTACGTAATTTTGCTTTTGTTTTCCGCCATTTGTAAGGGTGTCGTGTTTCACGACATCCTCTACATCAACGTGACGACGTATAGCATCACGAGGGTTTACGTATTTTAGAACAGCACATAAATCATTGGCGTGAAAAAGAAAATCGTCATTATCTAACTTGATAATGCGAACATTATGGTTTTCATGGAAAGTAAAGCTAGTGATTGTGTTCATGATGAACTCCTAATGTAATTTACGAAATGGCACTCTAAAAGTTAGGGTGCTGGGAGGTTCGTAACCGCACATTAGAACGGTGGACTTATTTCCTTTACAGGTATTATATTCGTCGCCCTCCCAACATAACGCAAAGCAGAGTGCTTTGAATAGATGAGAGTATGCCTTTTTATAGGCACAAAAAAACCACGATTACGTTGTGGATAACGCTAATGTATTAAGGTTACGACACCTTGATAAGAAGCGTATAACCACAAGTAGTTTTTGTCAAGAATTTTCGTTATCAGCCATAAACTGTAAAAAAGCATCATGCTTTTGATTAATATGTGCGGCAACCGCTTCGTACAATGGTGCATATTCACTGTTAATTTCAATATCAGAGATTTGATCAAACGCTAAATCTGGTTGTGTCTCCGACAATACAACTAGATCATTAAGTTTCTTTAAAAGCGTTTCTGCATGACTCATGGTTTGTACCTAAATTTACGGAAGGTGTAGTTTATCAAAATATACTTTCCACCCAAAAGTGATGAATTGGTGGGTCAGCTAAAATTAGCTTTTCCACCACTTATTCCGTAGAGCCATTATTTAACTATGTGATATACCGTAAATAACACAATCATCTACATATAAATCACCAAGAGTGACATCATCCCCAAGACAAATCATTTGCAATACATCGCCTTTCATAACTTTTGCTGCTAAGTCTTTTTGAGAGTCTCTAAGTGTAGCTGTCACTTCTCTCTTATTCATTGCATTAGGTGAACCCTCAATATCTATATATGGAGTATCAAATACCCCGCTTCTTATTCCCGCAACAGTACCAGTTATCAACAAGGGTTTATCTAAAAGATTTTTTTCAAATGCGATTTGATTTGCATGATAAGCCTCATAATAATCATAAGCACTGATATTGATAGAAGGCTCAG